ACTTCGGCTGCTTAGATTACCACCTATCAAAGCAGCAGATCTCAGGTCCCTTGGACCTACTCACGTCTGTAGCTGTGGCTGTACTATGTTTAACATTATGGCTCAGTTCCAAGACTATGAGATATCTTGGTACTTTCTTGATGCTACCTGTGTTAACTGCGGTAACCTGGTTCGTATCCCTTGTCCTGTTGATAACAGCGAGAATAGTTTTTAGGCATAAAAAAAGAAGCCCCCACCCCGTTAGGGATGAGGGCCTTTTGCCTCGCGCTTGCTACAAACTATCTACTTTACAGCGTCGTACTTTCTTCCGAAGTCTGCTTCAGTCTTATCAGCCCACTTGACTATAGGGGCAGTAAGACCACCGATAAGGATTGCATACTCAGGAGCTAGGTCTGTTGCCAAGGCAATTCCCATAGTCGCTGCTGATGCAAGGACAGCACGGAGATAAGACTTGAAAGCAGCCTTAAACTCTTTGCTCTTGATTTTCTTTGCTAGTTTCTTCATTACTTTCCTCTCTTGAATAAGGACACAAACAAGGACTTCTTCCTAAGAGATTGATTCTTAGTAGCAGCCTTGGCTGTCTTCTTCTTAGGCTTAGAGGTCTTCGACTTTGCCACAGTAAGGGCATCCTTCGGAGTCCTCTTAGCCTTTTCCAACCAGGGAAACCAAGGACTGGTGTCCTTATCGTGCTCTTGCCTGATTGAAATGTGTAGATGACTTACGTGTTTATTTGGTCCTTCGTAAGCGCGGTCACCGTGTTCCTTAGACCAGATGCGCCCACTAAATATCAGGTATGAGACTCGCTTATCTTCCTTGAGTTTCTCATAGATTTTGCTGCAATCAATTCCGTTATGTGGATCGTGGGTCAAATCTACTGCGTGACCTGTGTTATGGTCAGAGTTAGGATTTGCCTTGATGTGAGCCTTGCTTGGCAGGAGTCCATCCGATACCCTCTTGCGCTTTGGAGCAAGCGCAGTTGCCTGTCTGAGAACGGCACTTGCTGCAGGTGTTGCACTCTTTGCAACAGGTTTCACTTGTCATCCTCTTTCTGCCAGAATCTTGTAGATTTCGTCAACGCGTGTCTCTAGTCGAGCCACTGTGTCTTTGATGCTGGAGCCACCATTAGGTCTAAGTTCATAAAGAAATGAATGGACTATCCAACGCAGTCCCATAAATAAAGTTGATGCTATTCCAAGAACTGTGGCAATAAGAATTGCCCATTCAGAAGGGGTCATTGCAGGCTCCTATACGGATCTAATAGTGACAAGTAAGGTTCCGCCAAAGCCTGTGAACCTTTTGTCTTGCGGTGTACGGTTGATAAAGTCCATCTCTTCTATCAGGCCAATAAAGGATTCTCCTGTGCGGAAGTCCTCTACTCGGATGGTATCGCCTACGTTTTCTACTGCTTCGAGTTGTTGCATACGGTCCCAAGCAGAACCTTCATAGCCTACTTCCACTCCGAACTTATCGCTCTCGTGGTCATAACAAAATAATGGATATTGAATCAGTCTTTGACGAGGTACTGAGGGCAGAGACTTCAACTGGTAACCAGTAAATAGTGGTCCAAGAGTGCTGTCATTGACATCACGGCTAAGTGTAAACTTGAAGGCTAAGTATTCTTGAGGTCCTTGCGGATAAGGAATACCGATTTCAGAAACAGTAGACTCTTCAGCAAAAGAACCGATTGCATATTCGGTATAGTCATAGCCGATAGATGAGATACTCAAGCTACCATTAGTGGTATCAATACGCGGGGTAAGTAGTTTGAATAGCTTACCTTCAAGAGTGTTATAGCGGATAAAGCCAGTCTTTAGATAACCAGATGCAACCTTAACTCCGTATGATTCAACCCATACACCATCGCCTGGAACACAGAAAGCCACACGATCTGTGCCACCAAGAAAGGCTACTGAGTTACTGGTAGTAGTCTCGCCAGAGGCGCATACATCCCAAGCATAGGCAAAGACAAGGCTGTTAGGAACTACTGGCTGTGATAAATCAATACGGACTAGACCTGATTCGCTTCCCTGCTTGGTAGATACATAAGCAAACTTGTCTCTAAAGGACACATCAGTACACTCTGTTTCAAATAGTAGCGGTCCATAGGAGACATCTCCTTCATTACCTAGAACTCCTACTCGAACACCTTTGTTAGTGCATAGTACCGCGTAGGTACCAAGGTAGGTATCAAAGGTATTGATGATTTCACCTTCAGGTAGGTCTATAACTACCGAAGGAACGCTAAGTTCTGGAAAACCAAGAGCATTAGCATTAGCCAAATCTAAAGTAATCTTATAGATAGATGAGTTCTTACGGCTATAGCCACCTACATAGATAGCATTAGGACCCTCTGAGATAGTAGTCCAAATCCAGTCACTCTGTGGATGGGTATAGTGGTCTGATGGTAGAGCGCCTCCGCCAGTATGAGTAGAACTTAATTCATAAAGTTTATTATTAACGCTGGCAATAAGGCGTTGTTTAATGTATTTAATTCTGGCACTTGTGGTACTGCTTGCGTTATAGATTTCATTGCTACTACCTGATGTGATATTTCCTCTATGAACGTGAGTTCCATTGATAAACCAGTATCTGATTCCATCTGTGGTTAAATCAAGAATAGTAGATGGAGTTCCAGCTTGGGAATAGGTAGAGTCAGAAGCAGTATCGTTACTCATTGTAACTTTCTTCAAAGCAGAGCCATCTGCTACAACTAAACAGTCATTAGTACCATCATTAGCTCCAATAATTATCGGGGTATTGGCGCTAGTTAAAGCCCTGACTGTAGTATTTAGCAGGGTAGCCTGACCTTTAGTCCAGACATCCAAGCCTTTAGATTCTGTGTATTGGAATCGCAGTGACTCATCTTGAGCAGGCTCAAAGTATTTAATTCCTTGACCTAGATGAAATGATGACTGAGATCTAAACCACCAACCAGTCAGCGATTGCTCGCCTGCTTCTCTGGTCTGGTCATACTGTTGCTTACGATACTGCGCCGTTACACGGCGATAAGGTGAATCATCACTGGCAGCCAGAAAGAATGGCAGCCCGTTGATGGCTATATCGTAAGAAACTCCTGTGGCTTGATAGTTAGTCGAGCCTGCAGGGTTGGAAAGTACGTAGGGAATACCCTCGGTAATGTCATCGCCGTAGGCCACTTATTCTCCTTTGATCTATAAAAATAAATGAGCAGTTTCGCCACATACTCAGGTGGTACTACTTAGAACTATCTTGAGAGATTGTTATAAGCAAGGCACTTCTACCCAGTTGATAATGGCTTCGTCCCATACATAACATTTGCCATCATCGGGATAAGGCACAGGCGCTTGCCAATAATAAGTTTCTGGATCAAGAATCCAAGAAGGATAAGGCTGTGGCGCAAAGAAACCAATCCCATCAAAACCATATCCAATTCCAGCGTAATTCTTATGTAATGCAGGGCTTCCATCATCGCCATAATGAACGCCGCCGCGGGTATTGTAAGAAGTCTTAATCCAAGTGCCGCCTAGATTATCTAGCAACCATTGATAACCTTCATCACCAGCAGGGTCATTATTATTGCCTACTAAAACTCTAATTACTTTATTATCGTTATCTATTTCTGCCCAATGACTCATACTGCATACCTCACAATTACTACACCGTTTCCACCATTACCACCGACAACGCCTCCAGGATTACTGCCTGAACCGCCTCCTCCTCCGCCGCCGCCTGTGTTATTTGTTCCGTTTACGGCAGTAGCAACGCCGACTCTTGCGCCCGCTCCACCGCCACCTAAACCACCTGCTGCAACTGCTGCGGTATTTCCACCACCACCTCCGCCGCCTGCAAAATAATAAGTTCCGCTAACATTTTCACCAACACCTGTTACGCTGCCAAAAGTTGAATAAGTTGCACTTCCTGCACCACCTGCGGTAGTTACATCTCCTGGCCCTGCGTTTGCAGCAGCAGCAGCAAAACCACCGCCACCTGCACCTGCACCGCCGCCGCTTGACCCTGCGCCGCCATTTGAGCCTTGACTTCCTGTTCCGCCAGTACCACTTGAAAAAGCACCACCGCCGCCTGATCCGCCATTACTTCCATTTTTTGCGTCTGAAGCTTGTCCGCCGCCACCACCGCCGCCAGTTGCGGATGTAACACCTGTAAAAGTTGTATTACTGCCGTTTGAACCTGTTGTGCCTGCGGTTTGACCACCTGCACCACCACCACCAATTACAATAGTTCTATCGGTAGCAAAACTTTGTGATGAATAATAAACTAATCCACCTGCACCACCACCGCCGCCGTTAGTTCCACCACCGCCGCCAGCGCCAGCTATCATTAACACATCACAATTCAAAGTTCCGCCGCTAATTCCTAATGTGTCGTTAGCGGTAAAAAGGCGATAATTAAATCCTCCGCTTGTATAAAGCGTTCCGCCTGTTACTGTTGGCCCACCCTTTTTACTTGAAGCAATAATCCCGATGATTGGCATTAGGAAATATCTCCTACCACTAGAAATGTATCCGATGCTGTGCAGATAATAGATGCCGAAGACTTATTTGTTCGTAGTTTTGGCGCAGTTGTGGTTGCACCTGTTGATTGGATTGTGACTCCTGCTCCCTGCGCTAGTGTCACTTGACCTGCACCAAACTGTGCAATGTTAACAATATCGTTAGCAGAAAAAAGCGAAGGTGGCACTGTCAAGGTAATACCAGCAGCATTGTTGAGAGTGACCATCTTATCCTTGTCGGCAAGGACCAAGGTGTATGTTGTGCCAGTTTGAGCATTGAACCCAGCAAGATTGGTTCCTGATGCACCAGTTGCACCAGTACTGCCAGTTGGTCCAGTAGGTCCTGTCGGCCCTGTAGGGCCTACAACGTTAGGATTGGGTGTAATATCAACAGCCATTATGCAATCTCCGATCCGAAGGCGTTAAACGAACTTGTACCATTAGTTGAATAAACAGTAACAACATCTGTCGCATCAATAGTAACTCCGCCTGTGTAAGTAAATGTAGCCCCAGCAGATAGGCTCAAGCCATAAACAACGTAGTGTTGGTTAGCCAAAGTTGCTCCATCTGGGCGAACTGCGATACGTATAACGTCAGCAGTTGAGGCGTGGGTATTGACCACATTGATTGTGGAAATAATAGTCTGAGTTGCAGCAGGGACTGTATACAGCGATGTTGCTGTAGTAGCAGCAGGTGCTGACTGACCTAGAACTTTATATGTAGTTGGCATTAGGCGATATCTCCAATCAATGTCCAAGTATCTGTTGCTGTCTTGACAAGGCTTGCTGCAGACCATTGAGCACGGGTTTTAGTACCAGTTCCATTGATAGTTACACCGCTTGCTCCAGCTACTGTTACTTGCCCTGCACCAATCTGTTGAATGTTGACAACTGCGCCAGTGGCGAATGCAACAGATGAGTTAAGTGGCACAGTAAGGGTTATGGCAGAAGCATTACTCAAAGTAACCAACTTGCCGTTATCAGTAAGGACCAAAGTGTATGTGGTATTTGTCTGTGCATTCAGAGTGAGATTCTGTTTAGCATCATTGATTGTAGGACTGGTCAAAGTTTTGTTAGTAAGCGTATCTGTAGTTGCTCTACCAACGAGTGTATCTGTTGCTGCAGGTAGTGTTAGCGTAGTTGTTCCTGCTACTGCAGTAGCCTGTACTGTGGTGCTACCAGAGGTAGAGCCAGCAAAACCTAAGTTAGTTACAGGCGAGATAGATGCTTTGAAAGCATTAAGATCATCGCTAGTAAGTACGTGTTTGACTGTTGCACCTGCTGAGTGTTGCACTCCAGATGTTCCAGAACGTGCTCTGACGATTGTAAAAGTATCGGTAGAACTTGCAGTAACAAATATGATTTCTTCGTTTGTGGTATCTGGGTCAATAGCAACAGTGAACTGGTCAACGTTGCCTGCGGCAAGTGTTACTCCGCCAAGCAAGGCAGAGCCAGTTCCTGCTGCCACTGTCATTGTTGTGGCGCTAGACGATATTGTTGAGGCTAGTGTCGTCTCAACGCTAATCGACGAGTATTGTCTGGTCATTAGCCTTCCTTATTTTGTGTAGTGGATACGAATTGGATATTTGTCTGCCAACTTCAACGATTCCTCTTGTAGTCGTTGTTGATACAGAGCAAAGACATAACGAGATGCAGAAGCGCCAGAGTTGTATGGGTTCTTGGTGTCATTAAGGTCAGCCTCAGCACTGGTAAGATTGATACGACCAGTGTCAAGGAATGATAGAAGTTTGTAGCAGGCACCAAGTATGGTCACATCTACTGTGCTACTTGGAAGACCAGTAACATCTGCATAGTCATCGGTACTAGCATCAAGGGTATTACCTTCTGTTGTATACCAGACCTGAACGGTACGACCAGGTTGTATGTTTTCATAGATGTTCACCGTATTGTTAGTATTAAAGGTCGCAGCATTTGCCATTGGGTCTGCTCTCCAACGGTTAATAGGTAACCATTCCTGAGAAGAACCTGTAGTCTGCCAAGACATATACAAAATTGATTCCAAATCATCAGGTAAAGCATAGGTAGTCTGTGATGCGTTGAATGTAAAGGTAGTTGAACTTACTGCCCAGAGTTTAGGGAAGTAACTGTTGATAGTATCGTT